TAATTGGAATTGAAATGTTCCATTGCTTCCATTTAACTCATAAGCAGTTAGCAGACCAGGACTATTGCCAGGGGCCACAATTCCGCCATTTAAAGTTAAACCTTGCACACTGCCAGAGCCACCTAATTTACCTCCTGAATTTACTAAAACATCTCCTGCGCTTCCATTTACAGATAGTAAGCTTCCATTAATTGTTGTGCTTCCAATTACCCCACCTACATTTACTGTAGCAGTTCCAGAATTTACTGTGGTAGTTCCAGCTGTACCAGAGACTAATAGAGTACCGCCACCTACTGTTATAGATCCAACTGTACCGCCACTATCTACAAGTAAACTTCCGCTATTAAGAATTACTCCACCAGCAACTCCTTTGACTTGTAAAGTTCCACCAGAAACTATAGAAGAGCTTGATAAAATAGAACCAGTTGTATTAACTAATAATTTTCCTTCTTGGACTGTTGTATCTCCATTGTAAGAATTTATTGCTTCAAAAGTAGTTGTTCCAGTTCCTGTTTTCGTTAGACCTCTTAGTGCAGATGCTGTATTAAGTAGAGATCCTTTGAAGAGAAAATCACCAACCCCACCAATGGTATTTGCATCTGCAACTGTAGATCCAATGTCCAATGTGCCATCAAACTGCACAGTTAAATTGGTACTGTTGTTAATCAATCTTCTTCCACCGCTGGTATCTGTGGATGATGAGAGTGTATTAGCAAGATTGGTAAATTGTAGCAATGTTTTGCCTCCACCATGATTAGTGAAGCTCATGTTATTACCTTGATATTGGTTCACAATAAAAGTAGTAGTAGCATCTGGATTGACTCCTAACAAATCCAATGTACCCATAGTGCTTGCGCTGCTGGAACCTTTGAAGCTGTTGGCCACAGACAAGCCATTGGTTGTGTTGATTACCAATTTAGGACCATTGGTTGTGCCAGTTGCAGCTGCAATTGTTACCAACCCTTGACCCACTCCAGTACCTCCATTCACATTCACAGTGCCTCCTCCTTTGATTTCAAAACCTCCACCCAGAGTGACTCCACCCAGAGTGTTGGTGCCATTGAATGTGACTGTGCCATTGCCTGTGTATAGCACTTTGCCAGCAGTGGAAGAACCTCCTTGTTTCAATTCATTGTTGAATGTGAATGCACCATCTCCTGCCAAAGTTAATACTCTGGATGTGCCAGAATTTGCAGTAGTAAGTGAAGCCACATTGTTGAACACCAATCCCCCACCTGCAGTTTGAAACCAAGTGTTGTTGCCATTGGCATTTTCTAATGATATGTTGAATGTTTGAATGGCAGTAGAATTGTTGGTAATGCCACCACTGGATGATAAGATCTGAGCACCATTGAAGCTGTTGAGCAAATATGGATTGGCATTGGTTACAAATGTTATGTTTCTTGCAGCTCTGGAGGAAGTCAACACAACAGTATTATTATTGGCTCCAAAATTACCAAACTGAATTTCATCTGTGGTGGTGCTGGAACTGGTGGATGCAGGTTGTACTCCATTGGTCCAACTGGTGGGTGATGTCCATTGGGTGCCAGTGTTGTTCCATAAGAACGTTACTGCATAAGATTCTTGGACGGCTCCAGACATTAAAAAAGCCGCAATTAATTTTGCGGCTGTGCTTTTTAGTACCTTTTTTAATAGGTTATTTTTCATATATAGTTACTCCTTTTTGTATTCCCTTAAATAGATAGACATTTGATATTTGATTTTGTTCATTTTATTTTCTATATAAGAGAATTGTTCTTTTATCATTATATGATACTTTTCATTAAAGTAAAGTTTTATTTAAATAAGGGGACCAAGATACGATTAATGCAACCCCAACAAGTAATGTTTTTGTTTTCCAATTCCAAAGTTTACTTAATATTTTTTTCACCTTCAACTTGTTTAGCTTCAGTTTCTTCTTCTTTATTAAACATTACATAATTATGAATTGTTATCATGTAATCTTCTGCTAGCGCTGCTGTTTGCTGTAAAAATGGTTCTGTTAGATTTTCTTTAACCATTGGATCATTTAATTTATTTAAAATGTTTTGAGCGTGAACTTGAATTGAAGTGATAGAACCAACTATCATACCATAAAAATCTTCTTTGTAATCTTCTAGATCTTCAATTTCTTCTGCTTGAGATAAGGAAGCGTCAATTTTAAGAAGTTCAACTTGATCAAATTCTGTTTCGCCATCCCATTCATAACTCTCATTTTCATAATCTGAGCCTTGTGCTTTTTTAAGAGCTTCTTGAGTTGGTCTATCTTTTGATCCTGGTTTTGCTGGACGATAATTTTTGCCCATCCTTTTTTTCTTTTGTTGAATGTTATACCAAAGACCTTTATTCTTAGCTTGAACATCTATTTCTAAAGTGACTTCTTCTTCGTTTTGAACTGAACCACAATTTGGTTTACCACATGATCCTGTGATTTTACTAACTGGTTTTGCGCTCCACATTTTGCAACTCCAATAATTTGCTTTATATTTTGGACCAGGATTATCGCAACCGTGTCTTGCTCTGTAAGCTTTGCGTCTTTCGGGATTATCTCTTTTGATAGACATATTTGGATCACCGAAAGTAACTTTTACAATATTACCTTTATCGTTCTTTACATAGACACCAAATTTCTTTTTACTGCCAGAGGGTAATCTAAAAGGTTTATTAAGGGGAGCTTTACCTTTTTTTGCTGCTTGAATATCGTTGGTAAAATCAATTTCCATATTATTAAATAAAATTACACTTTAAAATTGACAAACTTACAATAAAAAGATACTATAACTATACATAGCTTCCTATTAAAGCAGTTTTGTGAGTTGTCAAATAAATTCACTAGTAACTTAGCTCCGCGATGGCAACGTCTTCGAAGGCTGACGACCATTAAAATATTGCTTGTCTAAAAGCTTGCAATGAAATGTAGGTGTAAGGTACAGCAAAATGCACAGGAATTACCAACCGCGTTCCTATAAATGCTGTAGCCATTCTTTGGAAGAAACGCCAAAGATACAGGAGTCAAAAGAAAAGTGGGCGAAGATACTATTTACACCTTTATAAATATACATTTATGAGGTAAAGCCTTCTAGGATATCAAAGAAAAGTTAATATATATAAGAATCTGAAGATACATTAGTACACTAGAAATACTTTTATAGTATCAATGTTAATAAAATTTAATATTTTTCTTTTATTTTTTACAAAAGTGCTGTAATATCTTCTACTCAAGGAATAAGGAAGTTGTTTATATAATGAATGTTAAAAAAAGAAATAATGCTACTGAAAAATTTGACATAGAAAAAATTAACAAAGTAATTAATTGGGCTATAGATGGATACTCTGGGGTAAGTTTAACAGATATAGAAATAAATGCAAAAATTAATATAACCGATGGAGTTCATACAAAAGAAATTCATAGCTTATTAATTGAAAGTGCAGCTAATTTAATTTCAGTAGAAAAACCAAACTATCAATATGTTGCGGCTAGACTTCTTAATTATCAATTAAGAAAAGATGTTTGGAAGGGTAAGCATGCTCCAAGACTTTCTGAATTTATAAATAATGGTTTAAAAAACAAAATCTATGATCCGATTATCCTAGAAAAATACACAGAAGATGAAATAAACAAACTAGGCGAAATTATAGATCACGAAAGAGACTTCATCTTTACCTATGCTGGTATAAAACAATTATGTGATAAATATTTAATAAAAAATAGAACCACCCAACAGATTTATGAAACTCCACAATTCGCTTACATATTGATATCTGCCTATGCATTTATTAATTATCCAACTGAGACTAGATTATCTTATGTTAGAAAATTTTACGATGCTATCAGTAAACATAAAATAAATTTACCAACTCCAGTTATGGCAGGAGTAAGAACATCTAGTAAAAATTATGCAAGCTGTTGTTTAATTGGGGTAGATGACACAAGAGAAAGTATTACTGCTAGCGCTACAGCAGTTAGTATGGCTACAGCAAATAGATGTGGTATTGGGATTGATGTTAGCAAAATTAGAGCAATTGGCGCACCAATTAAAAATGGAGAAGTCGTTCACACTGGTTTAATTCCATTCTTAAAAATTTATGAGAGTAGCGTAAAAGCTTGGCAACAAAATGGACTAAGAGGTGGAAGTGCAACTTGCAATATCCAATGGTGGCATTACGAAATTGAAGATATCATAGTATTAAAAAATAACGCTGGAACAGACGATAATAGAGTTCGCAAACTTGATTATACAGTTGGGATGAGTAAATTATTTTATGATAGAGTTTTAAAAGATGAAGATATTATGTTATTTAATACTGCCGAAGTACCAGAGCTTTATGAAGCTTGGGGAACAAAAGACTTTGATAAGGTTTATAAAGAGTGTGAATCCAAGAAACTAAAAATTAAAAAGAAAATTTCTGCGCGTAAATTATTCTCCCTTATAATAAAAGAAAGAGTTGAGACTGGAAGAATTTATATTCTAAATGTAGATCATGCTAATAATCACGGGGCATGGTCTGATAAAGTAACTATGAGCAATCTTTGCACAGAAGTTATTCACCCTACAATTCCACTTAATGATTACCATGATAAAGATGCAGAAATTGGCATGTGTATTCTTTCGGCAGTCAACATGTTAGAAGTAAAAAATTGGCAGGATCTAGAAAAAGTTTGTGATTTAATTGTAAGATTCCTTGAAGAAATTATAGATATCCAAGACTACTTTAATACTGCTGCTGAAAATTTTGCCAAAAAGCGTAGAAGTCTTGGAGTTGGAATTACTAATCTCGCAGCTTTTCTTGCTAAAAATGAATTAAAATATAATTCAGATAAGTCTCTTTCAGTAATAGATGAATGGATGGAGCATTTTCAATACTATCTTTTGAAGAGCAGTTGCCAATTATCTAAAGAAAAAGGCAGATGTGAAAAGTTTGAAAATACAAAGTACTCTAAAGGCATCTTGCCAATAGATACATACAAAGATAAAGTAGATGAACTAGTCAAAAGAAAACTATCACTTGATTGGGAGAAGCTAAGAAAAGATATCAAAGAATTTGGATTAAGACATTCTACATTATCTTCCTGCATGCCTTGTGAGAGTAGTTCTGTAATTCAATCTTCTACAAATGGTGTTGAACCTATCCGTAGTCTTATCACTTATAAAACAAGTAAAATGGGTAAACTTCCAGTTATGGTTCCAGGAATTGGGAGATATGATCATAATTATGAATTAGCTTTTGATTTTAAAGACAATTTAGGCTTATTAAAAATAAATGCAGTAATTCAAAAATATATTGATATGGCTATTTCTACTAATGTGTATTATAATTATAGTCATTATGATAACCATATATTACCAGATAGCAAAGTTATGAAAGAGATAATGTATGCTTATAGCCTTGGACTAATTAGTTTGTATTATAATAATACAGACGATGGAGATAAAGAGCAGTCTATGACACAAAAAGAAGATGACTGCGCTAGTGGAGCATGTAAATTATGAAAAGTGTATTAAATTTTAAAAATGTAGATTTTACTAAACAACCATTGTTTCTTGGCGAAGATTTAAATTTGCAAAGATACGATAGGTTTAAGTATCCAATATTTTTTGAGCTATTCAAAAAGCAAAACGAAAACTTCTGGTGGCCTCATGAGATTGCTTTAGGAAAAGATAGAAGCGATTATAAGAATTTAACTGATACAGAAAGATTTGTATTTGATAGTAATTTAAGATTTCAAACTCTTGGTGATAGTATGTTATCTAGAAGTATACATTCATTAAAAGACTATGTGAGTAATCCAGAACTTGAAATATGTATGAACACTTGGGCTCAATTTGAAGGTATTCATAGCTACTCTTACTCTTATCTTTTAAATAATGTTCATCCAGATCCTACAAAATTTTTTGATAGTATAATGGAAGATAAAGAAATAACAAGTCGCGCTCAATTGATTAGAGATAATTTCGATAAAATTCTTGGTAGCGATGAGAAAAAAGATGTTAAACAAAAGATTTTTGACGCTATTCTTTCTATTAATGTAATGGAAGGACTTGTATTTTATGTTTCTTTTGCTTGTTCTTTCTATTTTGGATATCGTGGTAAGATGGAAGGCAACTCTAAAATTATAAAATTCATTCAAAGAGATGAAGCTTTGCATTTTGCTACCTCTCAAAATCTCTTGAAGATACTTCGTGATGAAGATAAAGAAGGTTTTACGTCTATTGTAAAGAAAAATGAAGATAAGATCTATGCTTTCTATGAACAAGCCGCAAAGAATGAAAGTGAATGGTCTCAATATCTATTTAGTAAAGGTAGTTTACTTGGATTAAATGCTGATGTTTTAGATGGCTACTCCAAGTGGCTTTGTGATAGTAGACTAAGAAGCTTAGGATATAAGAAGATATTTAATCAAAAAGATAATCCTATCGCTGGTTGGCATGATAGCTATTTAGACAGTAGTAAAGTACAAGTTGCGCCACAAGAAACAGAGATATCTAGTTATAAAGTCGGCGCAAGGAAGACAGACATAGAAGATAAAGATTTTGGTGATTTAAAGCTGTAATAGTTATATATTAATGTGTAATTATCTATGTGAACTTAGATATTACTATTATATTTAACTTAGTTTTAGGGGCATTGTCCTTCTTAGGAGGATGGCTGTTTACTAGAGTATTCTCTCTTTTTGATAAGCAAGAGAATCTAATGAAGGATATAAATGATAAAACATTTAGTGATTTCATAACACTAAGAAAAGAGATGGAATTAGAGGCAAGAAAACAACAACAAGAAATAGCTGATCTAGCTTTAAAAATTTCAACTACTTATGTGACTAAAGAATCATTTGAAGCTTACTTTGATAGAATTGAAGCTAAGTTAGATAGAAATTTCGATATAATACAGAATCATTTTAATAGAAGCGATAAGAATTAATTAATAGTCTATATGATTGTTTCAGATAGAGACATTGATTTTTTTGCTAAAAAATTAAAAATATCTCCAGAAAAAACTTTCTTATTAATTCAAGATCCAGATTGCCTTCCAGGAATTCTTGATAAGATATCCGAAGAAAAATTAGAAGGAATAGTAGACATAAGTTTCCCAGTATTCGCTGAAATTACGATTATAAAATATACTAAAGATATTAAATATAGTTTTGAAGAAAAAGAATATGTTTCTGAGAGTATTAGTAGTAAATTTTATGATCTCATAGAATATCCAATAACACAAAAATCTTTTTTTGAACTTAAAAAAGACGAAGAGACAGCTAAATCTTTATTAGTATTTTTAGGTTTTTTTTATAAAAGTCTATCTAAAGCCAGAAGAGCATACCCATCAGAGAAAATTTATTATAATATAGCTAAAAATGGGTTTGAAAACTCTGATAAAATAAATATTTCAGAGCATTTAAGTGAATGGATAAAAGTACTAAGAGTGATATATAATGAAGTGTGGTTTTAGTCTTGGCCAGATAAAGGATGTTTTTTCCCTTTGCGTTTCTTACTCCAATTTTCAAAATACTTTTCTTTAACTGGATCTTTGCCTATTTTATCTTTTCTTTTAGCAGAAAGCTCTGCACTCCTATCCCATAGGTCACCCATACTACCTTTTCTTTTACCAACGAACTCACTAAATTGTCTAGCACTACAATCAGCTTTTAAAGTACCTTCTGTATTTAATTCTGGAGCAGTAAATACCCTATTCCATTTTACGTTTTTATTATCAATATATTCATGCTCGTCATGTACGCTTTGAATTATACTAATAATCTTTTCAGTCTTTGGATGTTGATATAAGTATTCTGGCATAATATATTATACTTTAGATTTCGTTAATTTTATAATTATAATTATCACTATCTTCTGTAACCCATTTAGGGTTGTCTTCTACAGTAAAAATATGATCATTTACTTTTCTTTGAATAAGAGTTTCGTTTGGTTTTGTAACGAAACTAGCATCAAAAATTTTCATTCTATTATTCGGTTGTATTGCATAATTACCACTATCTAATTCTAATACATGCCCGCATTTGTGTTCGTCTGGGGTTTCACTATAACCAAAATTGGTTTCGTTTAATTCTGCATGAGCCCAATCTAAAGTAAAAAGATATCGTCCAAGTCTTTTGTTTCCAGTGCGATCTAAATATTGCATTTTAGCATTTTTTAAAGCATAAAATTGATTAACACTAATGTAATAACTAAAACTATCCCATAAAACCAATTGATGCAAATCTTCTTCAGGAATTCCTTCTTTTGTGCAAAAAGCGCTAATTGGCGCCCTCCACCATAAACCTCCATCTTGCATCATAAAATGAAATAGAGGAGATCTATTTGGCAAGGAAGCAACCCCAAAAATTACACAAGGAAAATATTTATCATGGCTATCTTCTTGATTTCTAAGAAAGTTACCTCTTACATAACATTCTATTGGCGGGATATTAGCATTTAGAAAGCTCATTATTTCTTTTTAATATAATATAAATTCTTATTTTTACCAGCAATTTTACTTATATATGCTTTTGCTGAAGTTAATCCATCTTCTGTTAATGGAAATACTCCATGCAAGAAGTTGTCGCTTTTCGAATGAATTGCGTAGTATTTTTTTCTTTTAATTTTAGGCATATTATTTTTTACCAAATCCAAATGGGCAACCATTTAATTTTTTTTGATGTTCTTCAAATTTGTTTCCATAAATATCTTCACCTCGCATATATCTTCCACCTACTGCTCCAGCGTATTTTGAGTCTATTTCTTCCCTTTCTTTACCGAAAAGATCTGAAGTTTGTCTTTCATTTTTTATTAATTGTTCAGATATACCGTCTTCATTTATTTTTAAATTATAATTATCAATAAAATATCTAGGATATGGAAGCATATAACCTATAGGTGTGTCTTTTTTTATTTCAATCCATACATTTGGTCTAGTTATTTTTAAGTTAAAAGTAAAATCTCTTCTTAGGTTATCTGTTTCTACACATGCTGTCATATGAGTGATACCATCTATATAAAAATTTGGAGGATTCGTAACTAAAGTATTTACGCCATGGGGAGTTCTTACCATCCACGGGTTTTGTATAGTAAATGTACCCATGCCGAAATGAGATGAAATAATTTGCCCTTGGTCATCTTGTTCTTGATGTTTGACTATCACGTTTGGAAGATAACTTCCGCCATCCCAAAAAACAGAAAAATCATATGCTGCTTTTACAATAAATCCATGTTGGTTTGCGATTGTTAATGGTAAACAAAAATAAGCATGATCTACAAACCAATCTCTTTTTTTATTGCCATTTAAAGATTCGATTAAATTTTCCGCTATTTTTCTATCATAATCATTATTTGTTATAATTAACAAAGTATCCTTAATAAGATATTTTATTTCATCTTTTATATTATGATCAACTTCTAGCTTTTCTTTTGGTTTTTCATATTTGGACTTCATAATTAATTATAGCTTTTTATTATTTTGAAGATTTTTCATATTCTTCAATTAAAGATTTCAGCAATTTTAGATTATGCACATTCCAATTATCTCCAGTTTCGCCTTTGTCTTTAACCAAAGAATCTTCCCATATATTCTTTTCAATTAATGCGTCTAATATTTTATAAATCTTATTCATGATATATTATAACAAATAAATTGATAAAAGTCAAAATCTAATGTAATATAAGTATAGTTCCTTAACATTGGGCCCGAATTGGTTTCGATTTTAGAGATATGAATTAAAATGCAAGTGGAGGTTGAATCGTGGACTCCTTAAAAAGTTTCAATTATATTAACTGCCAAAACAGCAAAATATAAAGGTCATATTTCAGCAAGAGTTTCTCTTGTTGAGTTGACCGCTTCTGTAGCTTAAGTTACAGCGTAATACCCATGACGCATCTATTGGGATATTGCGTAATTAGATGTTTGAGTATAGTAAGTTTTTTTATTCTTATTATATTCAATATCAAAAATAAAATCGCTGAGTATGTTTGTTCTTTATCTATACAAAGCTAAAAACAAAAAGAGCTAAACTTGTAGTATTTTAATTTGGATTTTTAAAAGACCGCAGTTCAACTCTGCGCGGGTCCAAGTTATTTAAATAGTTTAAAGTCTTTTTTGTATACGAATATATTTTTCGCACCCAACCCATTTACATCATTATTAATATAGGTATAACAAAGGCAAGGATACTGCTCTGGTTGATTTATGCTAGGATTATGAGGTAATACTAAATAACTACTTTTAAAGGTATCTATATGTTTTTTAAATTGATTCTGAGACTTTATTAATTTAAATGCCATTTCTATTACCAGAGAATATTATTTCACAATAGTCCTTAAGCTCACTAATAATATACTCTTCCATAGAAGTAAAATCAATAAAATCTATATGGTTAGGGCCATATTCATTGTCTGTTATTATCTTATATTTATTAATGTCTTGTAGAATATCGCATTTATTAATAATCAATTTATTTGTTCCAGAAATCTTAATAGCTTGTTTTAAATGGTTTATCCTTAACCAATTTACAATTCTTTTACGACCAGTAGTAGAACCAAATTCTTTTCCTAGTTCAATTATCTTATTAAGGTCTTCATCATTCCATAATGATTCTGGGAATAAAGGGTCTACTCCACTTTTAGTATCATAGATTTTAGTTACTCCAATAATGTCTCTAATTTTCTTAGGACTGAATCCAAGTGAGCAAGCATTATATGGCAAGGTTTCACTACTTGTAACATATGGATAATCTCCATAATTAATATCTAACCAAAAACTCTGAGCACCTTCACAAAGAATTTTTCCAGAAAGCTCTCCGTCCCAAATGTACTTCTTATCCAAATATGAACCTGCTAGTTTTCCAACTCTAAGCATTTTATCTGCATATGCTGGAGCAATGCCTTGACCAGTTGTTCCAAGTTTAGGTTTTAAAAATTGAAGATCATATTGAATATGCTTTTCAGTAATGATGTGAGCCTTTGGACTTACCTTGATTAAAGAAGTATCAAAACCCTCTTTCTTTAAATATTCTATTTCATCAAAAAATTTATCAATGTTGATAACGCAATTTGGACCAATGATACTAAGTTTATTTTGAAAAACGCCACAAGGAATAATATGAGTTTTATATTTCTTATCATTAATATAAACTGTATGACCTGCGTTGGGGCCACCATTCCAACGACATACCATATCATAATCTTTAGCAATAGCATTACTTATTTTACCTTTGCCCTCATCTCCCCAAGCTAAACCAAAAATAATATCAACAAAATCAATTGGCATTTTTCTTTAATTGTGATTCGAAATAATTAGCTAATAGTTTTTGACAAAAATCTATATTATTTGCACCACAGCATTTTTTAAATTTTATATTCTTAAGAGGACAAGTATCATTTCTTCCCATCTTAGGAGCGATTCTATGAATTGGACCACCTTCATAACCTTGAAGGTATGGTTTAAGGAAATATTCTAATGGACTATCTTCAGCTTTATGACTAATTTCTTCACTCATATTATACAAGTATATATCTTATATTAATTAATATCAAGTTTTAATTTTAATTAACACTTTATATTTTCATAAAGTTCGATTTGATCTTCAAACATCTTTTCCAATAAATCTCTTTTATAAAAATTACCTATATATGATATTGCATGTTCGCTATCAAATGGTTTGATATAAGAATCAAATATTTCACTTAACGACTTAAATGTTTTTTTAATTTCTGAAAATTTACCAATATAATTAAAATCTTGTATATTTTCATATCCATAAAATAATTCCCTTATTGGCTGATATTTAATTCCATTATGGTAAAGATATATAGGCACCTGATTTAAGAACATATCTATGTACTCTTCTAAGGAATACAGTTTATTGCTTTTAAAAAGTATACTCAGCTTGTCGTCTAAATCCAATTCATTCAATGGGTCAATAATATAATCATCTATTGAGTTAAAATTTGGATATAATATATTTCTATTTCTTAAAAAATTTAAACGCGCAAAAAGCTCATATATTTGATCTATTGGATGATTAATTATAGTAAAATGAAAATCTTCTTCTTTTTTATTTAAATTAGACGTACTAAAAACTCCATGGAGCATGCCTTCAAATCTCTCATGTTTTAATGTAGACGGTATCATTTTGAGTACATTATTTACATCTACATAATCACTTTCATTGCATAGTACAATAGGATGATGAAAATCTTTAATCTGTTTATTTTTTACATTTGAATATTCTGAATCCACCGCTTCTACTATAGAGCCAACTATTTTCGGATACAATCTTCCAGCCATAGCTTGATATATTATCATATAAATTATTTATAATATATTACAAATATATGATATTTTTTAAAACGTGCTTTGATCAAGGACTTCACTTTAGAAGTTTGATAAATAGCTTCTTTACCAATATTATGGATATTCTGGTGAAGGAGATCTGATATCAAAAATATTAACTTCTTTAAAAGTGCCAAATTGATCCTCTACAATTACATGATCTTCATTTTTTACTTCGTAGACTTTACCATAGTAATACTTTGATTTAATAGAATCAGTAACTACTACTGTTCTACCAAGCATTTTTTTCAATACATTTAACTTTAATTTATTCTGCATAACACTAGTATATCTTATATTTAATAAAATATCAACTAAATTTTTTAAGTTTTATTTTATAGAATTTAAATATATCTTTTGAGCTAGAATCAAGCTCATACTCATCAAGGTATATGATCTTCTTTATACCTATAGATACTATAACTTTCGCACAAGAAGCACAAGGTAGCAAAGTACAAGCCAATAAGAATGGTTCATCGTATTTATTAATGCAAGCTAAAGCATTCATTTCTGCATGAACAACGTATTTCCTTCTCTCTTCTCTATTTTTCCAAAAGGACATTAATGTTTTCTGTTTTGGTTTTAAACCATTATAACCAATACTTAAAATTCTACCTTCTTCATTCATAACACAGCATCCAACTTTTCTATGTTGATCTTCTGACCTTTCAGAAGCGCACTTAGCAATATTAATAGCTAATTCTTCAAATGTAATTCTCATAGCTTATGTAATTCTATTTTACCTTTTTTATTTATAGTAACATAAGAACATTCTTTTTCACAAAAGCTACCAGTATTTATGTATTTGTCTGTATGTTCTGGAAGATGAGTATGTCCACATATTATAGTATCGTAGTTATTCATTTCAATATACTTGAGCGCATTTTTTTTAACATCAGAACTTTTTTCAACAAAATCATTTGTTCTAGCTTTAAAGAACCTAAAGAAGTCATCTGCAAATGGGGTATACTTTCTAACAAAATAATAGCATCTAATAATAAAATTAGAAAGATGTTTGTATTTCGTGAAGTAAATATCGAAAACATCTCCATGGATTATTAATATTTTTTTACCTTTTAATTCTATTTCATGCTCATCTGCACAATGAAATCCTAATAGGATACTCATGAAGTCTGCTTTTAAAAAGCAATGATTGCCGATTAGATAAATTATATTACTTTTTTTAGATAGCTTTCTTAGTTTAGACAAAACTTTCCAATGGTCTTTTTTAAGTCTGTGCAGGTTGTGATGATCAAATAAATCACCAGCAATTACTATATTTTTTGCTTTATTCTTTTTAAGAACTTTTAATAATACTTCTGGTTTACAATCTTTGTCACCTAAATGGACATCAGAAATAATCAAATAATCAAAGTTTTCCATGAGCAAAACTTTCGTAAGCATTATTTGAAGTGGTCCTTACAGCTTGAATTTTACCTTCCCATAATCCACCACGCATTTCTTCTATGGTTCTAAATCCTAGATAACTCATCGTACTTCTTAAGCCATTTGTAAAGTCATAGACTATATCCTCTATAGTCTTGTCTTGAATCAATGGGATAAAAGTTTTGTCTCCTTCTACAAAGAGGTTCTTTTTGGTTCCATCATGTAATTCATAATCTTCTACAACATCTTTACTTGCCATACCTCTATATATCGCAAATAGTTTACCATCTTTTTCTACAATATCTTCTTCATCGACTACATCGCTTAAACCAGCAAAAATTCTACCACAAATAACTCCATCTGCCCCACTTGCAATAGCTTTAGCTAGGTCTCTTGGATTTCTAATTCCACCATCTGCTAAAATACTAGGTCTATTTTCTTCTTTAGGATTCTCTTGTCTAAAATGATCTAAATTAGCTAATTGATAATTTCTAACAGCATTCCAAGCATAAGATAATCCAGTGACACTTGGACATCCTATACCAGTTTTAATTTGAGTTAAACACATACTTCCTGGGCCAATAAGATGTCTGAATCCATCTGCTTTTAAATTAGCTAATCTATGGACGCTGGCCTTAGTTAAAGTATTTCCAACAATAATATCTTGTTTATATTCCGATTGCTTATAACATATTAAAAAGTCTTCAACACTTTTAGCTAAACCATTAGCCGTATCTAAAAAGAATATATCTGTATATTTCGACAGTATTTCAATTCTTTCTAATGCATCTTTTAATCCGATAGCATTAATGCAAAAATTACTTTGGTCTTTAATATATTTTGCTTTTCGAGCTTGCTCTAATGGACTCATAAATCTATGAAGAACTCCAGCACCACCAATTTGGTTCATTTTTATACAAGATTTTGCTGATGATACAGTATCCATTGGAGACAGTATTATTGGGATATCAATATATTTATTTTTTGAAATTTTTGTGATGGTACAGACTTCTTTTCTGGAAGATACATTCGAAAAATTTGGTAATAACGCTATATCATCGTATCCAAGAGCTTCTTCAAATTGTATTTTCATATTTTACTTTTCCTCCGCATATTCAAAGTCATTCATTCTTTGTTTCATTTTTTTCTGTTGGATCGTTAAAGCTTCGATTTGATCTTGCATATTTTTCAATTTCTTTTTAGCTTCTCTAGCATCTCTCTCTGGTTTCATTTTAGCATTATAAGCGTCATTCTTAGCTCTCATTGCAGACCATATTTCAAATGCTTTTTTATCATCACCTTTGTCTAAAGCCATCTTACCAAGCATAAAATCTCCATATATATTTCCTTCTTTGTTACCATTATCTGAGCTTTTATTAAAATATTCTTTAGCTTTTTCTGGGTCTTTTTGAAATCCATTACTTCCATGAAGCATATAAGTACCAACCATATCGCAAGATCCAGAATCACCAGATTCTGCTTTCTTTAAAAGATTCTGATCTTGAGCGTTTAAATTTAAATTCAATAATAATACCGAAGCGATCAATTTAATTTTCATTAAACTGATTATATATCAATCTATATCAAACTGCAAGTTAAAATTCAAATATAAAAAGGTCTTTATTCTCAAAGAAAAGAAGCTTGATGGCGTTCAATTTAGCTTTAATTTCATCTTTAATCTCTTGAGGCATATCCTTTAATTGTTTATAAAATTCATTTGCTGCGACTAAATTTTTGTCTTTCCTGCATGCACAGCCATTAATTGAAGCGTGAAAATGATCATACAGGTCTATCATTACTCCATGTTTATTTTTTACATCTGATAGTCTAGAATTTAATAATTCATAAAAGTTTGCTACGGATTCTACTACAATTATTATGTTTTCACTCATATAGATATTTTACACATTATAAAATAAATCATCAAACTTAAAATATATACACAAGAGATATTTGCTAGTGAAACTGCCCCAAATAAAAAACAAGTAGCAAGCGACAACCAAAAGGTAAGGCAATAAGGACAAGACACTAGCCTAGAAATGAAACTATTATGCTTAACTAATAGATAATCCACATATTCCATACTTGATCCATTATTCTTATATTCAAGATATTTATTAATTTTAAATAGATTGGTCAGTCGGAATAATTGAAAGTACTCTGTGAAGGCATGCGTTTTGAACCAGACAATTAATATCGTAGCTGGAAATGTTGAAATAATTAATAAATCAATGAAATTCATGTTGACATCCTACATCTATATGATATAATTAATTAATAGAATTTTCTAAATAAAATGATAAAACCAATAGGTATAACTGGATTTGCTAGATGTGGTAAAGACACGTTTTTTGAACTATTTACTAAATATTGCAATAAGAACAACATCAAAACAAAAAGAATAGCTTTAGCAGACTTATTAAAAAATGATATTAAACAGTTCGTGAGCCAAAATTTTAATATAGATATATCTAATGTAGACAATAAGAATAAAGAATTCATTAGGCCACTAATGCTAGTTTATGGCAAACTTAAAAGGGAATCTACCGATGGAAAATATTGGACAAATAAAGTCCAAGGTCAATTAGATGATTGCATTACCAATAGTATAATTCCAGTTATAACAGATTTAAGATACGATGAGTATGCACAAGACGAATATTTTTGGCTTAAACAAAAGAATAATGGTTATTTAGTTTCAATAACATTAGCTAAAAATAAACCAGCAAATAAAGAAGAAAGAGTAAATATTACTAAAATCAAAAAATCTGCGGATTACAAGATAAGATGGAAGATTCAACCAAATATGGAAACTCTATATTCAAAATATGAAAAACATTTTAAGGAAATATTAAAAAATGCAACAACAAATTAACGATTTAGATTTGATTCTAAATATCAAAAACAATAATTGTAGTAGTTCTCTAAAACGTTTAGAGATTAAACATAGCGGAATATGTCATCAGATGATAAAAAGATACCAAGGTGTTTTAAATAACTTTGGTATTTCAAAAGATGATCTTGATGAAGAAAAAATCTTTGTAGTATATAAGTCTGCATTAAATTTCAACCCAGAGAAGAATGTTAAATTCTCTACTTGGTTAGGCAATCAAATGAGATACTACTGCTTGAACCTTATAAATAAAAACAATTCAGCAATATCAATGGATGACGATAACATAAAATACATCCTAGAAAAGAATCAAATAGCTATACCAGAAAATTTTGATAAAGAAAAAATTGAATTAATATTAGATATCTTAAGCCAAATGAAAGATAAAAGGATGTCAAAAATCTTTAGATCAAGATATTTTAACAAAAGTAACAAAGTGTCATCTTGGCACTCTATAGGTAAAAAATTAAAAATTAGTACTCAAACCGCAATTAATATACATAATAAAGCTTTAAAGTTGATTAATACAAAATTAAATAGTCAAAATTCTTTTGACAAGATTTAAAATTTAGATTATGATACTTTGAAATAAGGAGAAAACAAATGGAAAATAAAGAAAACAAAACAGATTGGGCGAAGAGAGACATCGGCGCACTATGGAAGCGTGAAGGAAAGAACCAAAAATATCTTTCTGGTTATGTTAAAGTAGAAGGCTCTGATCAAGAAGTTAAAGTTGTTGTTTTTGCAAATAAAAACAAGAATGATAACGAAAGGGCTCCAGACTATAGAATCTATATCTCTGCGCCTTTAGAGACTCAAGGCTCCGCTAAAACAGTTAGCCCTAAGCAAGCTGTTCCAGCAGTAGTTAAGACTAAAAACGTAGAAAAAGTAGCGGTAGAAGCAGACGAAGATATTCTATGAGCTTAAGTATTAATGTCCCTATCAACTCTGTAAGTTTTGGTCAAATATCTACTCTCTTTTTAAGAGAGCTGCATAAAAGAAATACTGATATAAATTTAATTCCTATTGGAAATAATTTAGATTTATCATGTCAAGATGATGAACCAGTATTTTTTAATTGGCTAAAAGAAAAGAGCGTAGGTTACATTAAGAAAATTAAACGAAGCGATAAGGGCTTCAAGTTATGGCATTTGAATGGTTCGCTTGAAAGCTATTCAAATGACCAGACTTTGTTCTCATTCTATGAACTAGATAGTCCTACGGCAGAAGAAGTGAATATTGTAAAAAATCAAAAGTCTACAATATTTTCTTCTAATTATAGTTGCGAAGCATTTAAACAAATGGGGTGTGAAAACGTTAATTATGTTCCACTAGCGTTTGATAAGTACAACTTTAAGAAATTAGATAAACAATATTTTAATGATGGTAGAATAGTATTTAATCTTGTTGGTAAGCTAGAAAAAAGAAAAAATCATAAAAAAGTTATTGAAGCCTGGGTTAAGAAATTCGGCAATAACAAAGACTACATGTTGCAATGTGCAATATTTAATCCATTTATTAAAATGGAAGACAACCAAACACTAATTTCATCAATCTTAATGGGTCAGAATTATTTTAATGTTAATTTCTTGAGCATGATGCAAAAGAATAGTATGTATAATGATTTCTTAAATAGCTCTGATATTGTAATTGGAATGAGTGGTGGAGAAGGTTGGGGATTACCAGAATTTCAATCTATAGCATTAGGAAAATATGGAGTTATTTTAAATGCACATTCTTACAAAGAGTGGGCGACCAAAGATAATGCTACATTAGTTAATCCATCTGGTAAAATAGAAGCGTATGATAATTTGTTCTTCCATAGGGGAGCGCCATTTAATCAAGGAAATATCTTTGACTTTAATGAAGATGAATTTATTCATGCTTGCGAATTGACTATCGAAAAAGTGAAGTCGCAAAAGACAAATAAAGAAGGTCTAAAACTTCAAGATCAATTCACTAGCGAGAAGATGACAGATAAAATTCTTGAATTAGTTTAATATATGAATTGGGTCAAAATATTAAATTTTATTGATGGGGTTTTTCCAGAACAGCAAGTCCAACCAATGCTAGGAAAGCTTTATAAAATCAAAGGCGAAGAGTTACCATTTAGATATATCAGATTTGCAAATGACTCTTATCCAAATAAAGGTATATATCATTTTAAACATCATCAACTCAAAGAATATAAATTCATTAATTTAAATAGAATTGAAAGAGAAGCAAACAAAGAAGAGGTTAGATTATATAATTTAATTAAAGAACACGTCAATGAAGTTGCAGAAAATAATGATTAATTTTTTGCCTAATAGCACAACGGTAGTGCGCTTCACTGTTAATGAAGATGTTCTAGGTTCAAATCCTAGTTAGGCAGATGGAACGATGGCTGAGTGGTTTAAAGCAGAAGTTTACTAAACTTCCGATGGTTAATCCCATCCGTGGGTTCAAATCCTACTCGTTCCGAAAAATCAGATTTGCTAACTCGACATCTCCAAATAAATATTACGGATAGACTTTATGCTGATACCAAAGATAATATTAGAGGAGCATGACGAAATATTTTCATATATTCAAAATTTGCAAAACAAACTTGACTATGTTTTTGTTAACGTTGATTCGCATTCAGATATGAGTATGAGAAAAAGTGAAAAAGAAATTAATTTAGGGAATTTTATATCTCAATTAATATTTAACGGATCTTTTAATGAACATATTTGGATCAAAAATAAAAAAATTGTTTATCCTGATTTTTCAAATGGTAAGTATGACTTTTTAATTGGAGAAGATATTGATTTAAGCCTAAAATCAACTCTTGAGCGTCTGTATTTCCTTTCAGAAAATTCTTACAAAAAAGCCGAAGAATTAAAAAACTCTAGAAAAGTTGATTTTTTTGTTTGTGATTTAACTGATAACATAAAATTAAACTTTAAAAATAAAAAATGGATTTTATCTTTAGATTATGATTTTTTTTCTTGTAAAAATCCATATTTAAAAAATTTAGATATAGAAGATATCAATATAATATTAAAGTCTATTTCAACAGAGACTATTGAAGCCTTACGAACAGAAGCCTATGAAATAAAAAATCAAAAAGAATTTGAAATTTTTATAAATAAATTAATAAATATTAGTCCTAATATAATTAAATACATGGATCAATATTTTTTTCCAGACTTCAGATCTTCAAAAAATGAAATTGAAAATTGTATATTACAAATTAATCGTTTTATTCTAAATCATTTTAAAACCGAAAACTGTTTAGGAATTTTTTTAATAAAATCTATAAGCTCTGGATTCACTAATGAGATTGATTACCCTTTAATAGACGAGCTCGTAAAAAAATATTTACTTAATGACACTAATGTTTAAGATAAAAAATACCTATTCGAAGACTTTGGGCATTTCGCTGGTTTATGGGGAGCAATTAAGAAATATTTCTTTTTTTAATAATTAATTTTCCAGTTCCGCCACCTTTTATTACATTATCCGCATAAATGAAAACGGGCTTTCCTTCGAAAGTTGATGTCCATCCAATTACAAAATTTTTCTTGCGATAAATTTTTAAATTAGCATTTGAACTAGTAAAAATATTTCCTGCTACATTTGGCAAACTCCCTAAAAAATCAGCTCTAATTATCCTTGAACATGACGAAAATGCGCTCTCACCAATATCTGTTACACTTTTGCCAACTGTTAGATTAGTTACAAGAGAGCAGCTTTCAAAAGCTCTGCCCCCAATACTAGTAACGCTATCTGGAATAATTAGAGCGCCAGTTAATTTAGTGCAATTATAAAATGCCTTAAACCCAATACTACTTACGCTATTTCCAATATTTATACCGCTTAGATTAGGAGCTGATTGGAATGAATTCTCGCGAACAATCGTAACCGTATTAGGAACAGTATATGAAATTACATTTTTTTTAAGAGGATATTGTATGAGTTCCGTTTGAGATTTATTAAAAAGAACTCCATCAACACTAGCATAGTTTAGATTTGAAGGATCTACATTAAAACCAGTTAAACTAGAACATTGTGAGAATGGAGCACTTCCTATGCTAGTGACACCACTTGGAATAGTGATACCGCTAAAATTTCCACATTGTTGAAATGCAGAGCTTCCAATAGTTTTTAGACCGCTACCGAGAGTAATAGTTTTTGCTGAATAATTATAAAAAAATGCACTGTTCCCAATACTCGTCACGCTGTCAGGAATAGTTACGCTCTGCACAGCATCACAATGATAGAATCCATAGTCATCAATACTCGTCACAGTATTTGGGATTGTAATGGTACTGAACCTACATCGCTCGAATGTGCTATAGTTAATAGTTGTTATACCACTAGGGATATTAGCTTGAGTTAAAAATGTGCAATTATAAAAAGCAGACCCTCCAATACTCGTCACGCTATTTGGGATTGTGATGCCCGTTAAACGACTTTCATAAAAAGCAGCAGTTTCAATACGAGTCACGCCAGAACCAATATTAGCACTTATTAAAGTTAATGCTCGATTATAGCTTCCTTGAGTAATAACTGTATCAGTACTATTAGTTGGATCACCACTGCTATAATAAAATGTAGATAAAGCCATATCATTATATTTACACCCTTATTTGCTAATAAGAAAATGCCAAATATATAAGAAAATTTTTTTGATAAACTCATATCTCATATATATAATACATAATATGAAAAACATCAAAAATACACTATTAAGTCTCCTTCTGATCTCCGCCTCTTTTGCTTTCGCCGACTCTGGTACAGCTAATCAATCTACACCAGTAGCAGATGGCTTTCTAGCCGCAGGAGATCTAGTATTTGTTCGCCCAATCTCAACCGCAGCAACTATTGGTGCATTTGGAATTTTTGCAGTAGTAG